TCAGAGACGAGTTCGATTACATTAAAAACTTATTCGGATTCGATAGCAAAGCTCATGAGATGTTCCGCAGATGGTACATTGATGGGCGTTTGTATTATCATAAGGTTATTGATTTAGATAATCCTGCTGATGGTATCAAAGAATTACGTTACGTAGATCCTCATAAGATTAAGAAAGTAAGGCAGATAACAAAACCAAAAACTGCAGACGAGTTTATGAAGTATGACTTCGGTAAAGGCGAAGAGTATTTCCTATACAATCCAAAAGGTTTAAACAATACATCTGCGAATAGCGGAATCAGAATTGCAAAAGACGCAATCACATATTGCACATCAGGTATCATGGATACGAATAGAAATATCGTATTATCATACTTGCATAAAGGTATTAAAGTTCTCAACCAGTTACGTATGATTGAGGACTCTCTTGTTATCTACAGAATATCAAGAGCACCAGAACGTAGAATATTCTACATTGATGTAGGTAATCTACCAAAACAAAAAGCGGAAACATACCTCCGTGAGGTAATGGGTCGCTATAGAAACAAATTAGTATACGACGCACAAACAGGAGAAGTAAGAGATGACAGAAAATACATGTCGATGCTCGAAGACTTCTGGTTACCCAGAAGAGAAGGAGGACGAGGTACTGAGATCACTACGTTGCCAGGTGGACAAAATCTTGGAGAACTTACGGACGTCCAATACTTCCAGACCAAACTTTATAAGGCATTAAATGTTCCTGCAGGAAGATTAGAAAGTGGTACATCATTTGATTTAGGTAGATCCGCAGAGATTACTAGAGACGAATTGAAGTTCACTAAGTTTGTAGGCAAACTCCGCAAGAAGTTTAGTGATATATTCCATGACACCCTCAAGACACAACTAATACTTAAGAGTGTTATTGTTCCAGAAGACTGGGATGACATGAAGGAGCATATTCAATATGACTATCTTTATGACAATCACTTTACAGAACTTAAGAATCTTGAAATGATGACTGAGAAACTCAATGTCATCGCTGCTATGGATCCTTATGTTGGCAAGTATTTCTCTACTCAATACATACGTTCTGAGATCTTAGGTCAAACTGAGACACAGATAGATGAGATGGATATACAAATGGCAGATGATATAGAAAGTGGAAGAGCAATAGATCCTGCAAGTCAAGTTCAATTAGATCAAGATACAATAAACGCTGACATTGAGAATATACCGAAAGATCAAGAGATGAAAGATGTCCAAATTGCACAGCAAAAAACAGCAGCAAAGAACGGAGATACTCCTCCAAAAATGAATGGTAGAGAGGATCCTCGCAAATCTGCTGCGAGAACTTCCGCGTCTCAAAATGGGAACGGTAATAAATAAAAGTTAGGTAACATTAAATTATGGCTACACAAGAACGAGAAATCGTTGACTTACTTTGGGACAACGATAGGGCAGATGCCTTAGAAAAACTCAAAGATATGCTGCAAGTAAAAGCTGCAGCATCTGTTGATGCGAGCAAACTAGACGTTGCAAATCGTATGTTTCCACATGTACCTGATGATGGTCTTCCTCCAGAGGGAGAAGCATCACCAGAGGAAACAGCAGACGTTATCAATCGTAACGATGTAGAAACAGAAGAGGAAACCGATGAAACTGATCACGGAACAAATTGAACCAGTTGAGATTCTAACCGAAGAAACAAAGGACGGTAAGAAGAACACCTACATTAAGGGTATCTTTTTGCAGACCGAGATCACCAATCGTAATGGAAGAATGTATAAGTTCGACTCCATGCAGCGTGAGGTTAACAAGTACAATGAAGAGTTCGTCAAACGCGGAAGAGCGTTAGGTGAATTAGGTCATCCCGACGGTCCTACTATTAATCTAGATCGTGTGTCACATAAGATAGTTCAGTTGACCCCAGAAGGAACAAACTTTATGGGTAAGGCAAAACTATTAGAAACCCCTATGGGTAAGATTGCTAAAAACTTACTTGAAGAGGGTGTGCAACTAGGTGTGTCATCACGTGGATTAGGTTCTATCAAGAGAGAAGGAACCGCACAAATCGTTGCCGACGATTTTATACTCTCTACAGCAGCAGATATTGTTGCTGATCCTTCCGCACCTGATGCTTTTGTTGAAGGTATATACGAAGGTAAAGAGTGGTGTTTAGTCAATGGTGCGATTAAAGAGGCACAATTGGATGCAGTTAAGCAGTCGCTTGACAACGCTCCATCAAGTCAAGAATTAGCAGAACGAAAGATTGCCGCGTTCAATAGTCTGCTAAGAAGTTTATGATTTATAAATAATATTATTAAATCTTAACGCAATCTAATTTTATCCGTAAGGAGTACGTAAATGTCAAGTATTGATGAAAAATTCAAAAAGGTGATCGCAGAAAACGCGGCTCCTGAAGAAGTAAAAGAAGATGCTGCAACTGGCGATACCGCTATTAAGAAAGGTGCAGTTCCCCCACAACCTTCACCACTGTCAAACAGTGCTGTTGAGGTTGGTGGTTCTACTAAAGAAAAACCAGAAGGTCCTGAGAACGTAGGTAAAAAAGCTGCTGCTCCAGTGAGTACAACAGGAGATTCTACAATCAAAACAAAACCAAGTGGTGCTTCATCCAGTATGCCTGGTGCACTAAGTGGTCAAATTTTTGATGATGTAGCAAAAGAAGGAGAGACAATCTCCGAAGATGAAGTCAAGGAAGACATCACAGCAATTCTAAGTGGTGCTGACCTAGACGAAGAATTCCAAAAGAAAGCAACTACTGTGTTTGAAGCTGCAGTATCTGCTAAGGTAACTAAGGAAGTTGCCAAACTTAAGGAAACTGCAGAAGGCAGGATCAGCGAAGAACTTGAGAAGATCAAGGAAGAATTCGCGGGTCGCGTAGAGAATTTCCTCTCATATGCTTGTGAAGAGTGGATGACTGAAAACGAACTTGCTGTGGAAGCAGGTCTTCGTTCTGAAGTCACCGAAGCATTTATGGAAGGACTAAAGAAATTGTTCATTGAAAGCAACATCAACATTCCAGATGAGAGTCTAGATGTTGTCGCTGATATGGGCGAGAAACTTGATGAAATGGAGACCCGTCTCAACGAACAAATTGAAAAGAACGTTGGACTGCATGAACAGGTAGGGAACTATCGTAAAAATGAGATCTTGAATGAATATTCTAGAGGACTTGCAGAAGTTCAAAAGGATAAGTTTACTTCTCTTGCCGAAGCAGTCGAATTCAAATCTGAAGAGACGTATCGTGAAAAGCTTGGACAAATCAAAGAGAGTTACTTTGGTGCAAAGACACCTGAAGTAGCAGAAGAAATCTCTACTGATGAGCCAGCAAAAGTTGAATCTATTAGTGAGAGTATGTCAGCGTACGTACAACAACTCGCTAAGAGAATCTAAACTGTAAACACAATCTCAAGAACGGAGAAAATCTAGCATGTTTAATGCAGAACAACTCCAAGAGAAGTGGGCACCAGTCTTAAACCATGATGGTCTACCTGAAATTAAGGACAACTATCGTAAGTCTGTTACCGCAATCCTCTTGGAAAACCAAGAGCGTGCTCTACAAGAAGAGCGTAACGTTCTAACTGAAGCACCAACAAACGTTGGTCCTATCAACACACAGACAACTAACTCAGGTGCAGTTGCAGGTTTCGACCCAATACTGATTTCCTTGATCCGTCGTGCTATGCCTAAGCTTATTGCTTATGATATCGCAGGCGTTCAGCCAATGTCTGGTCCTACTGGTCTTATCTTTGCGATGAGAAGTAGATATACTAATCAAACTGGCGACGAAGCATTCTTCAATGAGCCAGATGCACAGTTCTCTGGTACTAAGGGTGGAACTCCTCCTACAGCTACTACTGAGAAGAACCCAGGTCTTATTAACGACGCTTCTGGTGGTGGTACAACATCCACTAACTACGACCTTGCTTCAAGTAAGTTCGGTACAGGCGATCTAGAAGGTCTAGGAGATGGTCAAGCATCTAACGCATTCATGGAAATGGCGTTTAGCATCGACAGAATTGCTGTTGAAGCTAAAGGTAGAGCGTTAAAGGCAGACTACTCAGTTGAACTTGCTCAAGACTTGAAAGCAATCCACGGATTAGATGCCGAGTCTGAACTAGCAAACATTCTTTCAACAGAGATCCTTGCTGAAATTAACAGAGAAGTTGTAAGAACTGTTTACCGTGGTGCTAAGCCAGGTGCTCAGGT